CTCTTTCGAGCCGCCCTTCGTCACCCACTATCTCTGCGCGTTCAGACCGCCGCCTTCGCCCGCTCCCGGAACCGCACCGCTTCGCGCCCGAGCGTGTCGTTCAGTTCGAGAAACACAGACTGCAGCGGCTCGATCTCCAGTTCGAAGAAGCTGTCGAGCGCCTTGGCCGGATCTCCGAAGCCGCCGGCGTTCGCGGGTATGATGCCCAGCAGCTGCGGCGGTACGCGGTGCGCTGCCAAGACGTCGTCGCGCGTCGTGTTCTTGATGCCGAGAAACTCATCGTTGGCTCCTACCGAGGCGATCGGCAGGATCTTGATGCCGTTCTCCTTCCCGTCAGCCGCATGCACGAACAGATTGCGGAAGTTGCCCGGCCCCTTCGACCGCTTGAGCGCGTCGCGCATCTTGTCCACGTCGCCATCGGCAAACTGGCCGGTGGCGTAGAGGATGTAGCCCGCGTGGTTCCCGTTCTCGTAATATCGGCGGCGGAACAGCGTGGCGTTCTCGTTCAGCAGTGCCGCCTGCAGCGCCGACAGGTATTCCGGCAGGCCATAGATCTCCTGATTGATGTCGGGCGCCATGATCTGGTGGACGGTACCGGCATCGAACTCCATTTCGTTCTGATGACCCGGCACCCACCAGAAGCTTCCCGGCACGATGCCGCGCCGGGTATACTTGGCGAGGACATGATCGAGGCGCAGCAAGCCGCCCAGGCGGCTGCGCACCTCCTGCACATAGGCGTTCCCGAGAACGAGGTAGTCCTGCACCATGGCCGCGAAGTCGCTTCGGCTCATCAGCGACGCCGGATCGAGGCTAGCGGCCAGCATGTTGCGCTTGAGGATGATGGCACTCGAATGGTGCGGTGACGCGCGGAACGAGCGGGACAGGCCATCGAGCGAGATCGGCGGTTCGTACCAGCGCTGGTTGTGCCAACACTCCAGCATGTCGAGCATTGTGGCCCGGCTGTTGACCGGTTCGGGATCGCCGAAGGTGAACGCCTCGATCGACTGGCTACGGTTGTCGTTGGCTGGGACGATCGCCCCGCCCGATGCGGCGGCGCCCTCCTGACGGCTCATCCTGCGGGCACGGCTACGCTTGCTCATTCGATAATCTCCATCGTGCCCTTGGGCTTTTCCTTGCCGTCGAGCGGCTCGTTCATGAGAATGTGCATGGTTGCCCAGGCGAGGTCGGCGTGGCCGTCGTCGCCGCCACGCCCGGCCTTGAAGGTGACGTTGCGACCGCTGGTGGTCAGCGTCTTCTTGATCGACACGAAGGCTGAAACGAGATCGAGGTAACTGCTGTCGAAGGCCATGCGGCCCCGGCGAATGACGTTCTGTGCCTTCATGATCATGCCCGCCTTCACCTCCAGCGAGTATTCGATTTTCGCTACAGAGCAGCTGGGCAGTGCACCCGGCTTGGCGAGCAGCTGGTAGACGCCGGCGCCGACGCCCGTCGCATCAACGCCAAGATACGTGCAGTTGTAGCGGCTCAGCATGGCCTTGATGAATTCGGCCTGCTCTTCGAAGTCGATGCCGCGCAGCGGATGCCGTTCGAGGATGCGGAATTGACCACCTTCGACCACCGGCGGGGCGGCGATGACGAGCGCCGCATTGTCGCCGGTCTCGCTCTGCTGAGGGTCGTAGCCTGCCCAGACCGCCCGGTTGCCATAGGGCCGCGCTGCCTCGGGATCGAAGTCGATCCATTCCACGAGGCTATCACAGCCGCACGCGATCATGTCGTTGAACTTGAAAGCCGACAGGGTGTCGTCGACGAAGTCGCACATGAACAGATTGGCGAACTCGTCGGGCGCGTACTCGTCCCGCAGTTCCTCGATGTCGAAATCGGTGTTGCCGCCGCGCGCGGCGTCTTCGAGGGTGACGATATGCCGCCAAACGCGATCTGGCCCCACGCTGCCCGCCGCCAGCGCGGTGTGGCTGACGTCGATATCGATCCGCTCGGCCTTCTTGCGCCGACGGTTGCGGCGCTCGCCAGTCCAATACGGATAGGCCGGGTGGGCCACGCTCGAAGGCGTCGAGAAGTAGGTTTTGCGCCACTTCTTGAGGGTGGCCATACCTGAGGCGACCTTGTTGAGCTCCTCGAACGAGTGGACCCAGAAGAATTCGTCGAAGTAGAAATTTCCGCTGCGGCCCTGTGCGGTGCGGAAGTTGGTGCCGAGGAAGTGGAGTTCGGCCGCCGCTTCCTCCTCATCGCGCATTTCCGACGTGATCGGCATTGGATCGCCGCCAAGGGTGACCCCCACCAGCTTCGCGAAGCTGACGATGTAGGAACGGAACTGGTGCGCCTGGGCCTTCGATGCGGACAGGAAGACTTGGTTCCGCCCTGTCTCGATCGCGTCCATTAGGGCTTCGAACGCGAAATAGTATGTCGCGCCAATCTGGCGCGACTTCAGGATCATGCGGGTGCGCTGATCCTTCTTATCCCACCAGAGACGCTGGTAGTCGTAGCAGCCCTCAAGGAATATTCGCTTGAGTTCGGCCGCCTGTTCGGCGGTGAAGTGGTTCTTCTTCGGCGCCTTGCGCGGCCCGGCATTGCGGTTGCCGACCTTTTTGTTGATGTCACCGGTATGGCCGCCCGGCTCTTGATAGCGGCGGACGCGCGCCAGGCTCTCGATCTGCCGGGATAGCGCCTCCATCTCCACCAGATCGCCGCTGGTCTTTTTTTCCTTGGCGATGAGCGTCAGCAGACGGATCTCCAGTCCGTCCTCGATCTTCTGGATCGACGGCGCGTCGTCCCACTTGTCGCGCTGCTTCCACGATTCAATGGTGGCGCGCGGGATCGACTTGCCGTTGTCGTTCGCCACGCCGTGCAACGCGAACTCGTCGGCGATCTGGCTGATGCCCCATCCGCGCCAGTACAGGCTGCGCGCATGGCGACGGGGATCGAACTGCCATGCAGTAGCAGGCGCGCCGGGCTGGGGAAGGAATGGGCCAGTCATCGCGCGACCATGGCGCGCGTTTCAGGCCATCAGCACCGCCGTCCATTTGGCCGGGCGCCCGTCCAAATGCACCCCCTTGAGAGATCGTGCCCGAGCGTCCCTTTCTGGCCTCACACCGCTGCCGAACCTCAAGGGAACCGGACCGATCATGGCCAAGAGCAAGTTTTTCCGCGTCGCCGTCGAAGGGCCCACCGTCGATGGCCGCGTCATCGAGCGCGAATTGCTGGTGCAGAGCGCCGCCAGCTATGCGCCCGCGACTTACGCCGCCCGCATCAACTGCGAGCATATTGCCGGCTACAGCCCCGACAAGCCCTTCAACGCCTACGGCACCGTGCTCTCGCTCAAGACCGAGGAAGTCGACCTCGTCGTTAATGGGGCAACGAAGAAGCTGCTCAGCCTCGTTGCGGAGATCGATGCCAACGACCAGCTGATCGCCCTCAATAAGGCCGGGCAGAAGCTGTTCACCAGCTGCGAAATCCATCCCAACTTCGCCGGCGAAGGCAAGGCCTATCTGGTCGGCCTCGCGATCACCGATTCCCCGGCATCGCTCGGCACCGAACCGCTCAAGTTCGCGGTTCAGTCCCGCCCCAACGTCTTCTCGTCGGCCTATGAGACGTCACTCGAGATCGAGCCCGTGCTCGATGGTGCGACGATCGCCGAGGCAACCAAGTCCGGCATGATCGCCGCCTTCACCTCGTTCTTCAAGGCCGACAAGCCGAAGGAACCGGTCACGCCGCCGGCGCCGCCTGCGCCCGCCAACGATAACGTTTTCGACGTCGAGCGCTTCGGCGCCGTGATGGGTGAGCAGGTTGCCGCCGCGGTGAAGCCGTCCAACGACGCTGTCGCTGCCCTTGGCGCCCGTTTCGATGCGCTGGAGGCCAAGCTGGCGACCACCGAGCAGCCGCAGAGCTTCAAGCGCGCGCCGGCCGCCGGCGGCAAGGGCTCCCTCGTCACCGACTGCTGATCCGGCCCGTAACCCAGACCTGCCCCACGCCCCACGCGTCCCCTTAGGAGCCTTCGCCAATGCGCAACGAAACCCGCCTGCTGTTCAACGCCTACGTCAGCCAGATCGCGCTGCTGAACGGCGTGGACAGCGCCACCGTCAAGTTCAGCGTTGCCCCCGCCGTCGAGCAGAAGCTGGAAGAGAAGATCCAGGAATCGAGCGACTTCCTCGGTCAGATCAATGTCGTGGGCGTCCCCGCCCAGCAGGGCGAGAAGGTCGGCGTTACCGTCACCCGCCCACTTGCAAGCCGCACCAACACCGGCGCTGGAAACCGCCGCACGCCTGGCGACCCGACCGACACCACGGACGACGGCGGCTATCACTGCCGCCAGACCAACTTCGATCACGCGATCAAGTATGCGAAGCTGGACGCGTGGCGCCACAAGCCTGAATTCCAGACGCTGCTGCGCGATGTGATCCTTAAGCAGCAGGGCCGCGACCGCATCATGATCGGCTTCAACGGCACCTCGGTCGCCGCGCAGACCGACCGCGCCGCCAACCCGCTGCTGCAGGACGTCAATGAGGGCTGGCTGCACAAGATCCGCACCCATGCCGCGAACCGGGTGCTTGACGATGGCGAACTGAGCACGGCGCCCGCCAAGGCTATCTACGTCGCCGCCGGCGTCGAAGTGGTCGACGGCGATGCCACCAACGTCGATGATGCCGAGGCCGACTACGCGAACCTCGATGCGCTGGCATTCGATGCGCTCGATCTGCTCGATCCCTGGCACCGCAGCGACACCGATCTCGTCGTCATCGTGGGCTGGTCGCTGGTCAAGGACAAGTACCTGAACCTGCTGCAGGGTGCTGGCGACACCGCGACCGAGCGCGAGGCTGCTCACCGTATCCTGACGCTGCCCAAGCAGCTGGCCGGCAAGCGCGCCGTCATCGTGCCGTTCTTCCCGGAAGACGCGCTGCTGGTGACCAGCCTCGATAACCTCTCGATCTACTGGCAGGAGGAAACCCGCCGCCGTCAGGTCAAGGACGAGCCCGCGCTCGACCAGATCGAGAACTACGAATCCGTGAACGAGGATTACGTGGTCGAGGACTACGGCCGCTGCGCCCTCATCGAAAACGTCGTCATGGGCAAGAAGCCGGCCTGATCCCGGCTCTAGCCCTCCGAAACCGCTCCACCACAGGACAACGCCATGAGCCTTGCTCGTCGTAAACGCGATCGCATTCTCGCTGCCCAGACCATCATCGCAGCGCAGACGATCCATGCAAGCGTTGCATCTGTGCGTGGAGCGGCCCTCGCCTCCGCTGCTGCCCTCTCCCCGGCAGCGGGGGCGAACTCTTCGCCTGCCGACCGCGCCGCATCCCAGATTACCCTTCGCCTGACGCACGACTTGCGCCGGCTCAAGGAAATCCGGTCGATCGACAAGAAGGTCGCAGCCAAGCGTGAGATGCTTCCCGAGTACAAGGCATGGGTGGACGGCATCATGAGCGCTGACGCCGGGGTCGGCAACGGCCTCGCCGCCGACGTGGTGCCCACGTACATGGTTTGGCTGCTCGACACTGAAGCCTACATGCCAGCGCTCGACGTCGCCGAGTTCCTGCTCCGACACCGCGTCGAGATGCCGAAGCGCTACGCACGCGACGTGCCAACCATCGTGGTTGAACTGGTCGCGGACGCTGCTGCCAAGGCGCAGAACGCTGGCCAGTCGTTCGATCCGGCTGTTCTCGACACCGCGGAGCACCTCACTGCCGGCTGCGACATTCACGATGAAGTGCGCGCCAAGCTACTGAAGGCGATTGGCGTCGAGCAGCTGCGCAAGGCAGAGGACATGCCGGCGGATGATAGCCGCATCGTTCTGGAAAGCACGCTGGTCCACCTTCGCGAGGCCCAGCGCCTCAACGACCGCGTCGGCGTGAAAGATCGCATCAAGCGTGCCGAGAAGCTGCTGGCCGCCGTCACGCCCCCCGCATCCGAATCAAACATCGAACAGAGCGGCACCGCCGCCTGACAAGCTCGCCCCCGGCGCTCAGGGGCGGATCGCGCGATGCGGGAGGCCTTCGGGCCGTAGGGCCGCATTTCCCCCGATCCTCACCCCTGTTAGCCGGCGGCGCCGGCGCGAACCTGAGGCTCCACAATGTCCTTCGTCGCCCTGCCCCCTTCCGCCGATGCCGAGCAGCCGCAGGAAGCCGAGACGCCGATCGTCAACGACGGTTTCTTCCCCGACATCCAGCCCGCCGCCGTGCGCGAGGCCGCGAGGATCCCGACCAGCGTCACACCCGCGCGCCTTCGAGCGGCGATCCTTGGCGCCTTGCTGACGATGAAAGGTGACCTGCGCGGATACAAGGCGGGGCAGATCACCGCTGGTCATGCGCGTCTGGGTGATGTGCCTGCCGACGAACTGGACGGCCAGAGCGAGTTGCTGATCATGTATCAGCGCGCTGTCGCCCTCTACGCCAAGGCCGAACTGATCGAGCGCCACCGCGACTTCGACACGACGTCGGCCGGCGGCAACGACGCCCAGGAACTCACGCCCACCATCGGCGAACTGCGCCGCGATGCGCTCCACGCAGTGCGAGACATCCTCGGCAAGCCCCGCACCATTGTGGAACTGATCTGATGGCGGCCGCCCAGACACTGACCGCAAAGCAGGGCGACAAGCTTTCGCTGTTGCTTTGGCGCGATGCCGGTCTGGGTCCGTCTGACCTCGCGCGCGTGCTCGATGCCAATCCCGGCCTCGCCGATCTCGGCACCATTCTCCCGCTCGGCACGGTGGTCATCGTACCCGCCACCGCCGAGCCTAACGGCAGCGCCATCCGCGTGCTCCCCCTCATCCAACTTTGGAGCTGATCCATGGACCTGCGCACGATCTTTCACATGGCCTTCGAACACTGTGCCGAAGTGGTCGGCTCGCTGACCCCGTCGCTGATCGGATCAGCCGTCGCCCAGGCATGGAAGCCGGCGATGTCGTGGCGCGACCGCATGCTCCAGTGGGTCGTGGGCTCGACTGTCAGCTACTACGCCACCCTCGCGATCGTCGCCGTCACCGACTGGAATGGCTTCGTCGCGCAGTCGATCGCCTTCGGCATCGCGCTTCTCGCGTTCGATGCGACCCCGCGCGTCGTCAAGGCCGCGATCGACACCCTCGTCACTATCCCGGGCCGCATCGCCGACCGCTTCCTGCCGAAGAAGGGCTGACCCATGTCCGTGCTGACCACCGTCAAGAACAAGTCCCGCCAGATCGGCGCCGCCGCCCTAACCATCATCGGCGCGGCCATCGCGCTCGAAGGCGGCTACGTGAACCATAAGGCCGACCCCGGCGGCGAAACGAACATGGGGATCACCGTGCAGGTAGCGCGCGAGAATGGCTACACCGGCCCGATGCGCACGCTGCCGCGAGAGGTCGCGGAAAGCATCTACTACGACCGCTATCTCGTCGCCCCCGGCCTCGCTCCGCTGATCTCGATCGATGCCGCGGTTACCGAGGAACTGTTCGACACGACGGTGAACATGGGCCCGCCCCGCCCGTCGCGCTGGTTTCAGGATGGCATCAACGCCCTATGCGGCACGCGGCTTGCGGTAGACGGTCAGATCGGCGCCAGGACGATCGCCGCCTATTCCACCTGCCAGAAGGAAGCGGGCGCCGTGAAGCTATGCGGGCGGATGCTCGATCGTCTCGATGCAAAACAGCGCTCCGAATATGATCGTCTCGTCCGCGTGAATCCCAGCCTCAAAGCCTTCCACAAGGGCTGGATTGCGCACCGCATCGGCAATGTTGACCGGCGAAAGTGCGGGAAGGCGCCGGCGTGATCGGCGCCAGCCATCTTGCACTCGCCGGCGCCCTTGCCGCGTGCGTCGCCGGCATCGGGGGGTTCTTTTACGGCACCTACGTCGGCACCGCGCAGGAACAGGCGGCGCAAAAACGCGCCGACGACGCGACCGACGTGGTGCGCGAGCAGCTGCAGGGCGAGATCGACGCCGGCGCCCAAGCCCACCAGTCCACCGAATACGCGCGGCAGGCCAACGTCAGGGAAATCTATCGTGAAACGCAAAAGGTCATCGAACGCCCGGTCTATCGCAATGTGTGCGTTGATGCTGACGGCGTCGGCCTGCTCGACCGCGCAGCTGCCATCGCGAACGGCGAAGGTGTCGCCGGCACTGCTGGCCCCACCACCGCCGCTGCCGAAGGTCCAACGCGATAGCGCAGGCGAGATGACCGGCGCCGACGCGCTGCCCAGCCTGACCGCCCTCTACGACGTCGCCGGCCAGATCCGCGCGGCCTTCATCGAATTGCAGGCGGAAGTCCGCCTCGGCCTGAGGAAAGACGATGCGCAAAGCCGATAGCTTGCGGCGCTGGCTTACCGCCTGCGTGCCCGAATTCAAGACGCACCCCGACCGCCTGCAGATCTACCTCGAAAGCGGCCAGGTGTCCGCGCGCCAGTCCCGCACGCTTTCGTTCGTCTACCAGTACACCCTCAAGGCGCTGGTTATGGATTTTGCGGCTGATGCCGACACCCTCATGATCCCTTTGCTAGCGTGGATCGAGAAGGAACAGCCCCAGCTGCTCCGCCGGGCCGACAGCCAGCCATTCGCTTTCGAAGCCGAACTGCTCGACAGCGAAACCTCCGACATCGAAATCTCGATCGACCTGACCGAAGCTGTCATAGTGAGCCCGCGCGCCGATGGCAGCGGATACGACACCGCTCATCCGCCCGAGCCCGACTTCACCGATCAATTCGCCGGCGTCACCGCCACCTTCCGGCAAGGATTCGGGGAAGCCGAACAGTTGCTTGAAAGCGAGCGTCCCGATCTGGCGACGCCGCCAACCGTATGAGCGACGATCTTGCCGAAGTGGAGCGGATAGCCGGCGCCCTGCTGCGCGGCGTGTCACCGGCGCAGCGCAAAAATCTGATGCGCAAGATGGCGCGCGACCTAGTGATCAGCCAGCGCCAGCGCATCATCGCGCAGCGCCAACCAGACGGCTCGCCATTCGCGGCGCGAAAACCCAAGTCACAGCCGATCACGGGCCGTGGTACCGCCTGCTTCCTTTACCCCTCCGGCGGCGGTGAGCCCCGCCGGGTGATCATGAAAAGCTTCACTTGGGGCGCCGGCCGCATGATGACCGGCTTCGACATTGAGGCGGGCGCGATTCGGTCGTTCGACTTCGACAAGATCGTCAGATGGCTTCCCGTGCCCGAAGAGTATCGCAACGCCAGCGGCAGTCGCCTGCGCCGGCGGGGCGGTCTACGCCGTCGCGCGATGTTCCGACGCCTGGCAACGTCGCGCTTCCTGAAGACCGGGACGGACGATCAGGGCTTCTGGGTCGGCTTCAGCGGTAAGGTTTCGCAGATCGCCGACGTTCACCAGCGCGGCCTTCGCGACAGGCCTTCGCTGCGAGCGAAAGCAGTCGCATATCCGAAGCGTGAACTCCTTGGCACGACGCCGGCCGACCGGGAGCGCCTTCTCGATCTTCTCTACGACCACCTTGCCAGTGCGGCAGTTTAGCGGCGCCCAGCCTTGATCTCCTCCATGTGATCAAGCGTTTCCTCGACGGCTAAGACGGCTCGGATTTTGGCATCGTCCAAATTGCCTCGCCAGTGCGGCATAGCAGGACTGTAGCCCTTCGCTCCCCCTCCCACATACTGTGCATGGATCATCCATCGCCCACGGTTCTGAGGTATCAGCGCCAACGCGACGTCTTGGATCGTCGCAGTCAGGCCTCCGTCGTTCCCGTAGGGCTTCCATTCGGTTGACTGAACCAAGCGCAGAGCGCGCGATCTTTCTCGGCCAAGGAGTGTCACGATTGCCTGCATCTCGCCGGAAACCCGCGCTTCGCCGTTCACCATTCGCTGGATGCTCCGCAAGATAGTCTTAAACTCACGCCGATCGCCTAATGTCGAAAGCGTATCAGCCAAACTGGACTGATTTAGCGTCAAATCCTCGATTGCGGTCCGGAAACTGTCGGCGTCGGCCATGCCTGTGGCGATCGTATCCTCTTCCATTGAATTCTCCTGCGACGTTTCATCGTAATTTATATACGACAAAACGTCGTTATTAGCAACATCTCATCCGACCTCGTCGAAGGCTTCAAAGTGGGTATTTGGCTAGGCGGCTGACCAAATGCCGGGGCATGGTGCTTGCCCCTACGCTTCCGCGAGATGGCCGGCATGGCCGACCCTACCTTCACCGCAGTTGATCTCTCGCGTTTGCCCGCGCCGGACCTCATCGAGGTGCTGGACTATGAGACGATCCTTGCCGACGCGGTAGCGCACTTCAAAGCCGAAATGGCGGCGAGTGGCATCGCGTTCGTCAATCGCGACAGCGACCCGGCGACCAAGCTAATGCAGACGTTCTCCTATCTCGCCCAACTGCTGCGCCAGCGCGTGAACGACGCGGCCCGCGCAGTGATGCCGGCCTATGCACAGAAGGGCGACCTCGACAACATCGCGGCCCTGTTCGGCATCGTGCGCAAGACCATCACGCCCGCCGACGATACGCTCGGCACCGAGGCTGTTATGGAAAGCGACACCGAGTTCCGCCGGCGTATGGTGCTTGCGCCAGAAGGGTATTCAGTCGCTGGCCCGGAAGGCGCCTACCTTTTCCATGCCCTCTCCGCTGACGCCGAGGTGCTCGATGCGACGGCCACCAGCCCGTCGCCTGGCGTCGTCGTGGTCTCACTGCTCTCGCGCGTGGGCAGCGGCGCCGCCCCGCAGGCGCTCGTCGACATCGTGCAGGCCTACGTCTCAGCCGACACGCGGCGCCCACTGACGGACCTCGTCACGGTGCAATCGGCCGAGATCGTGCCCTACGCCGTCGATTATGATCTCACCACATTCAACGGCCCCGATGGCACCCTCGTCCTCGCATCCTCGCTGACGAGCGTTCAGGCCTACTGCGACGAAAGCCACCGCATCGGGCGCGACATTACCATGTCCGGGCTGTTCCACGCCGCCCACGTCGAGGGTGCCCAGAACGTCCACTTCAATTCGCCCACGGCCGACATCCCGATCAGCCGCACGCAAGCGCCGTTCTGCACCAGCGTCGCGGGTCGTTTTGCGGGCACGAACGAGTGACCTACCCCTCGATCCTGCCACCGGCGTCCACGCCGCTCGAAAAGGCGCTTGAACAGGTTGCCGCGAGGCTGGCCGACATCCCGACACCGCTGCGTTCGGTGTGGTCGCCGGCGGATAGCCCCGTCGGGCATCTGCCCTGGCTCGCGTGGGGCGTGGCGATCAGCCACTGGAAGACAGGTTGGACGGTTGAATACAAGCGTGCGGCGATCGCTGATGCCATTCCCTATCACCGACGCAAGGGTACGCGCCGGGCGGTCGAGGAAGTGCTCGCGCGATACCATCCCGCACTGACGGTTACCGAATGGCATGAGACCACGCCCCGCCGCAGCCCGCACACTTTCGAAGTGCGCGCGCCGGCGGACATCGGCGCGGTATTCCTTACGCCGGAGACCGCATCGGCCATCATCGCAGATGTCGCGATCGCCAAGCCCGCCCGTGCGCATTTCGACTTTGTGCAGGTCCTTGAAGCGCAGGCCGGCCTCTACATGTCCGCAGGCGGCATGGGCGGCACCATGTTCCGCGCAGATTGCGCCGCCACCACCGACACGAGCCGCGACTGGTCGCGCATCTGGCAGACCGACGACGGCGAACCGCTTCTGACCGAAGACGGCCTCGCATATTGGGAAGAAGAATAATGGCCACCCTCGTCCTCAAACTGACGGATGCGGGGCTGGCCTCTGTGCAGGCCGCATCCGGCTCGGACCCTACCATCATCGCCTTTCTCGGCCTGACGAACGCGCACTTCGACTATGCCCCGACGCTGACCGCCCTTCCCGGCGAGTTCAAGCGGCTCGACGTTGCCTCCGGTCTGGCGGCTGCGCCGAACATCACGCACCTCACTGCATACGACACCAGCGCCGATGCCTGGACCTCGAACGGCTTTGGTCTATTTCTCGATGACGGCACGCTGTTCGCGGTTCACACCAGCGCGAGCCCGGTGCTTTCGAAGGTCAGCCTGGCTTTCGCGCTGCTCGCGTTCGACATCGCCTTTGAAGCCGATTTTGCGGCGAACATTTCCTACGGCAACGCTGTCTTCGCCTACCCGCCAGCGACCGAACAGGAGCGCGGCGTAGCGCGGCTCGCCACACAGGCAAGGGTTAACGCGGCCGACGATTCAGCCGACGATGGATCGACGATAGTCACGCCCAGGACCCTGCGCGCGCGGCTCGCTTCGTTCACCATGGCCGTCAACAACAGCATTGCTGCGATCAGCAACACCGTTAGCACCGGTCTGGCGACGCTGGCGGCGCGACAGATCACGGGCGGTGGTCTGGTGTCCGGCGGCGGCTCACTCGAAGCCGACCTCACTTTCACCGTCACCGAGGCGAGCGCGGCCGAGATCACCGCCGGCACCGTTGCCACCACCGTGGTCACACCGCGCCGCCTTGGTCCGATCTCGATGCTGCTCGAGCAGAATGGCTACATTCGCTTCTTCGGTTTCCAGATCGCTTGGGGCCGGTTCAGCGCAGCTCCCAACGTGTCCACCGGGGTGGTCTTCGCCCAGCCCTTCAACACCTCCTGTTTCTCGGCGGTGGTCAGCGGCGTGACCAGCTTGGGCACAGGGTCGCAGGAGAACACGCCTGCCGTCGTCGTGTCGACCATCACCAAGACCGGCTTCTCGGCCTTCAACGCCGACGATGAAGCCGATGCTACCTGTTACATCGCTGTAGGGACCTGACCGATGGCCAAGCTAAGCTCCAAGGCCGGCATCGCCGAACTTCTCGATTTCGACGGCCGCACCGTCGCCGACGTGCTGCGGCAGGTGATCCTGTTTGGCACGGTATCCGAGCGCGAGGCCTTCACCTATCGCCACGGCGGCACGCCCGATGTGCGTTCTGGTACTCTGTGGGGACGCAAGGATCCCGGCGAGCTTCCGCGCTGGGATATCTGGCTCAACGCCGGCGACATCGGCCTTGACGGCACGGCCGTCACGGAGAGCAAGTGGTATTCGTTCTTCTCGCAGTCCGAGGCGACCAATCGCGGCAACCACAGCGGCACGCAGGGGATCAACACGATCGTTGGTCTGCAAGGTGCGCTCGACACCCTCTACAGCAATATCACCTCGCGCTTTTCGGGCCCGTTCGGCGATCGTCCGTTCCCCGCACCTCGCGATGGCTACCGCTACTACGCCTCTGATCTTGGCCGCGAGTTCCAGTGGATCGAGGTTGGCAGCAAGGACCTTTACGGCAATGTAGCCACGGCCGCCGGGTACGTTGGCCTCTACACCCTGGCCGAGATCAAAAACCTCGCGATCGGGTTTACGAACTTCCTGCCCCAGGCAAGGGTGGATGGCCTCGCCACGGACTTCGCCCGCTACGATGGGCAGACCTTGAATGCCCGCATCTCGGGCTTTCGTGCCCGCGCGCTGTCCAGCGCCAGCACGGTCACAGCGCTGGTCGAATGGGAGGGCCATGCCGACAAATTCACCCTGACGTGGGCCGGCTACAGCTTGCCCCTCGGCGGGCAGGTGCGTGGACTTAACACCAAGGCAATGAACTGGGGGAGCCAGACGGCGATGCTCGGGACCTCCGATTCCATGTTGGACGGCAAGTGGCTGGAGGCCGCTGCCGCCACGCTTGGCTACACGCTGGTCAATGTCGCGAAATACAGCAGCGGCTCGAAGCAGGTCTATCGCCTGGGGGTGCGCCCGCTGCGCTTCACCACGGCCGGCAACACGATCCCCGCCGGCGGAACCGGTGTGCAGATCACCGCGATCAACGGCGTTGCCCCCGGCCCGGCCGTATCCTTCGACGCCTTTGCCGCTGAAGGCTTCCTCAACACGTCTGCTGGCGACACGATCGCCACGCACTGCAGCGAGGCGGGTTGGCTTGGCGGGCGACATGGCATCGTCTCGGTGCCCAACGCCGGCACGCCGGCCTATACCTTCACGCCGGACGACGGCGGCGCTGCCACGGCCCTCGATCCCCAGTCGCTTTTCGTCCCCGACAACCTCGCTCTGCTGCAGACTTCGGAGGTGGTCATTCGCAGTACGCAGAACACCTTCTTCGCGGGGCCGGGCAACCCCGTGTTTCCGAACGACATCAACCCGCGCGTGCTGGAAGATATCGGGCTTATCGTCGACGCCACAGCCGGGCAGCGCGTGACGATCCTCTCGCTCACGCCTGGCCGCGACTTCGCGCCCGGTTCTGCCATCCGCAACGCGCTCACCTACTTCAACGCCCAGCTTCGCGCCCTGTGGCCGCAGCAGGCGGCGTTCATCAACGGCGTCGGTACGAACTACGATTACATCCGCGCTCACGGGTCGGACGGGTCTGCCGAGGACATAGCCGACATCGCGAACGGCTTGCTGCCGCGCAGCTGCATGGCGTCCAGCGATCCGACCGAGGTGCATCTGAACGTAAAGGGTCAGGGGTTGGAACGCGATTTCTTCCTGCTGTGGCGGGCCTCCCAGAAGGCTCCGCCTGCGGTGCGCCTCGGCACCATTTTCCAGATCGACGCGACCGCGAAAAATCTGCGAACCGGCCTCGACACCACGGCGACCGCGACAGCAACGGTCATGGGGCCCGCGATTGAGTACGCCGCTGCCGCCCAAGGAATGCGGGGCGAGCCGTTCGAAACGTTGGACGCAGCACAGTTTACGGCGATCCTCCCCACTGGCGGCGGCGTTCCTTTGGTGGATGCCAACGGCCAAGTCATCGGCGTTGTGCCGCGCAAGCCGGTGGATCAGGCTCAAGTCGAAGCCCTCGTCGGCGACAAAATTTCCGCCGATGTATTCGAGTTCATCGTTGACCCGCTTGCGACCACCCCTCTGCCTTTGCTGGTCGATCAAGAGGGGCGCAACGTGCTGCCCCGAACCGATGCGGCAGTGACGGCAAGGCTGGCGTCGAATGAGGCGAACGTTTCGGCCCTGACCGAACTTGTGGGCAAGGGCCCTGTGCGAACTGAAGTGTTCGAGCAGATCATCGTGCCCGGCACGGGCCAACGCTCGCCCCTCCTGCTCGATAATTCCGGGCAGGTGGTGCTCTGGTCGGGCGATGACGCAGCGGCGGCCTCGCTGGCGGTCTCTGTTGCCGCGCTGTCGGCCAGGATGGACGTATTCCACGATAGCGGGGGAGCGCCAGACGTTCAGGCCTACCAGGCGTGGAGGCTGCGCAAGGCGCGCATGAAGCTGCGGATGATGAACCTCGCCATCGCGAACACCCAGCTTTCGCTGACGTTCTGTGGTGACAGCTATATCGACGATTCACCCAAGTGGTTCCGCAAGTTCGCCGACATCATGTTCGCGAAATACGGGAGGGCCGCGATCGGGTATGTCGGCTTTGCGACGTCGGTGCAGCTGGTTGGCTGGCGCAATGCGCTTTCCAGCAACGCCACCGTCGTCGACGGCACTGCGACTTCCCCCGACACGTACTCGATCACCAGTTCGACCTCGGGCCTGCTGGGCGAGTGGTTTGTGTCCGCGACCGAGCCGCGACCGACCTCGGCGCGGCTTATGTGGAACGGCACGAGCGATGGCGTGATCCGTTACCGCTGGTTCGACACCGATGCGTGGAAGACGCTCAATGTCCAGGGTAGCGGCGTCCAGTCGGCATTGATGGATCTGGCGGGCATGCCGGCGCTCAATACCCAAATCCGCCTGCGCATCGAAGTCGTGTCCGGCAGCGTCGAGTTGTACGGCGTCTACTACGCGAACTCGGCCGGCGCCGGTATCATCATCAACAAGTGCGGCAACAGCGGCACGCGTGCGTCGGGTTGGGCTGCAGTGGACCAGGCGCAGCAAGTGGCCGCTCTGGCGATGATCCCGACGGATACGCATTGCTTCCTGCTCGGCACAAACGACAATTCCGACAGTCGAAGCGATGTGCAGTTCGCTGCGGACATGGTCACGTTGTTCGCTCGCGCGCGGCTCGCAAACCCGCCCGCCAATCAGGTACCCGGCTGCGATCTCCTGATGATCCTGCCGGAAGACATTGTCCCCCATTACGCCACCAAGCCAGTGGGCCGCTACACCAGGGCGATGCGCGCGCTCGCACCGTCGATCGACTGCGCCGTGGTCTCCATGGGCTATTCGTTTGGCCCTGACCCGACCGTGTACCGCGCCTGGCTCGATGACAGCGGGTTTCACCCTCATCAGGACACCGGGGCCTACCTCGCCGCCGATCCCATCCTTCAACTCTTCTCTGCCTAATCTAGGAGCACACGCCCATGGCCGACTATGCTTACGTTCTGCGTGCCCCTTACGCAGTTTCGGACACCTCGCTCACCAAGGTCTATCGCGATCCGCTCCTGAAGGATGCCAAGGACGGCGTTCGCTTCCTCTGGGACACCGCATTTCCCTGGTCCTACCCGGCGGGCGATTTCGCCGGCCGGCAGGCAGCGGGTGCGCCAGCGGCCGACGCTCTCATCCGGGACATCTCGGAGCACAACAACGGAGCGTTTCGCAAGCTCGCGGCAGGAACGGTCGGTTTTGCTGGCGGCGGCTTCGAATTGAAGACGCTCACGGGGCGGCACGGCTATGTCGAAGTGCCTGCGGCGGTGAACGCGGATATCTGGAATCCGGCCCCGGCCGGAGCCGCTGTGGTGGGCGGTAGCCAACTGTGGCTGGAATGCCTGTACCTTTGGGCCCCGGATCCGCGTCTTTGGACCGGCCCGGCCGCCAACTCCTTCTGCCCCATCATGCAGACCTCGGGTACTGATGCAGCGCCGACTGCGTATTACGCGACGACGCCGGAAAAAGCGTGGGTCGGCGTCAAAGCGGACGGCGCCGTGGTGGCGAACTTCCAGTCGCCCGCGATGGGCAACAACAATACGATCAACTATACCTCCTCGATCCTACCCCACATCGGGAAGCTGACGCAGATCGCGACGTGGCGAAGCGGAGCAGGCGCGACCCAATCGGGCCTGATGATCCGATCTTCCGTCTCTCGGAATGTCAGCAACACCTCGGCAAACGGGGTGGCCGCGAACGCTGACTCGTATGCCGCGTCCAAGACCAAGATCGGCATCGGTCCGTCGTCGATCTGGCCGGCAAGTGGCCTGGACATGAGCCAGTCTCCTTTTCGCATATACCGCGGCTTCACGGAAAACCTCGCCCGATCGGGCCGCAATCCATTGACGGTGCTCGATGACGACTGGGCGCGTGTCCAGGCACGGATTGCTGCTTCGGCCGCCGCAAATGGTGGAACCAGCCTGATATTCGCCTGACGGCCCGCCCCGCCGCATATGCTCGGTCGTCCCCGCGTCGATCCCTTACACTGGAACATGACAATGACCGAAACTTGCCTTGCCATCCTCCTCGTCCATGGCGCGGGCGCGGCGGATCACGCCGACACTCTGCTGGAACACTACGGGGCGACCCGCGCGATCACTGACGTCGCGGACGCTCAAAACGGCGACCTGTTGTTGCGCGAAGACGACGTCGAAGATCTGGATTGGATCGCCTCGAATGTGATCATGCTGTCCGGCAACCGGGCACCCATCGTGCGCAAGATCGCGCTGGAAGATGCGCTGGAGGATATTTCGGCCTCGGCAGCCTAACCCGGCGGCATCTTCACGCCGCAGCAATCCCCTTCTACGGAAGGGGGTTCCGGATGTCCCCACATCCCGAAACCAGCGAGCCTGCACTCGCACTCTGACGGGCATTGCGCCTGTCCCATCGAGTACCCTTCCGCGCTTAGGCGCGGGAGGGCCATCCTGCAGGAAATCCTACATGTCTACCCCTTTTGTTCTCGTTTCCCCCACCGCTCCTGTCGCCGGCTACATCGGCGGAAAACGCAACCTTTCCAAGCGTGTCTGCGCGATCATCCAGCGCACCCCGCACACCAGCTATGCGGAGCCTTTCGTGGGCATGGGCGGTATCTTTCTGCGCCGCAAAAGCCGTCCGCGCGCCGAGGCCATCAACGATATCTCGGGCGATGTCGTCGGGCTCTTCCGCTGCCTTGCGGAACACTATCCATACCTGGTCGACATGCTGCGCTTTCGGGTCACGAGCCGTGCCGAGTTCGAGCGCCTGCTTGCGCAAGATCCCGAGCGGCTGACCGACCTGCAGCGCGCTGTACGATTCCTTTACGTCCAGCGCCTGGCGTTCGGCGGGAAGGTATCGGGACGTTCCTTCGGCGTGGACGCCTCGTCGCCGGCGCGCTTCGATGTCAGCAAGATCGAGCCCATGCTGGCAGACATCCACGATCGCCTGCAGTCCGTCGTGATCGAGCGCCTGCCTTATGCGGACTTCATCCGCCGATACGATCGCGAGGGCGCGTTGTTCTACCTCGATCCGCCGTATTGGGCCTGCGAGACGGACTATGGCCCGGGCGTTTTCACGCGCGCCGACTTCGCCGCACTGGCTCAGCAGCTGGCCGGCATCAAGGGCAAGTTCGTCATGTCCCTTAACGATAACCAGGGGGTGCGTGAGATATTTGCACGCTTCAGTATTGCTTCGATCGGCACCACCTACACGGTGGGAGCGAAGAGTAGACCAGCGCGAGAATTACTGATCAGCAATTTCGCATTGCCAGACAACGACAACTGAACTGCGCTCCCCAGCGCTGCGCGCTGTGGGGGCATTCTATGTAAGCCGGCGTGACGTCCCTATGTCGACGCCTTCAGCTTCCCGATCACGACAGTGTGCACCGGCGCTCCCAGCGGAGCGAAAATTACGACATCAGCGAGGAGAAAACCATTCTCATGTCGAAGCGCGATTGCGTGATCGCCTTCGACGTCGCCAGGAAGTTGGCTTTGCCCCTCAGGCCCTCCGACAAAGAGAAAGTCGTTAGGCTCTTCCTCGCCGATGATCCTCTCTAAAATTAATGGCTCGAACCCGTCGACTCCCATAACCGCGCATGCGTAAGAATAAGCGATCTTGCTAAAAAAACGTGCGTACGCGTTCAAATTTATAAAGCCCATCATGACCATAGATTTGGGGTACGTCTTTTTGAGTTTCGATAGATCGTCGAAGCTGTAGGTCCAGAAATCGGTTGTGACTTGATCCCTTGGCGGATCAAACAAGATACCCGGCTTTGGAAGTTGCATCATCAGCAGCGCTGCAGGCACCTCCGCCGGCGGAAGGTGCAAAACCTGCGCAGGACGTTCCACACCGTCTTCGCCTCGCGGGATCACCCGCAGCGGAACAGTATCTATTCTAGATTTGACCGGCATGCCCGTTCGTAGCCGCGCCATTATCAACGATTTACGGAGCATTGGGGTAAGCGCGAAATTCCGCGCACCTGTTCGGTTGAGTGATGTGGTGTGAAGGATGTGTCCACCAAGGAAGAGGTGGACACATGGAGATGGCACCAATGGGCCCCTATGGGCTCGAGGTTGTAAAGGTGACGAGTAACGGCCGGCGCTATTATGGTCGGGCGGGGAAGGCACGGTTGGTCGAGGCGTGCCTCGAGCCGGGCATATCGGTGGCGAGGCTTGCGCTGGAGCACGGTGTCAACGCCAACCAACTGCGCAAATGGGTCAGCAAGTATCAAGAGCGCCAGAGTGCGAACGGGCAGCGGAGCACGGGGCAGTTGCTGGATCCGTCGGCGTTTATCCGGGTGGAGACGTCTCCGGCGCCTGCGGAGCGACACACTGGTGGGATCGCGATCCGGTCTGCGGGATTGGTACCGTCAGCGCGGCTGCAGGCGTCGATGCCAAATGGCGTATCGCTGACGCTGGAGGGGTGTGACGCGCAGTTGCTGGTGGTGATGATCGATGCGCTGGGGCACTGCAATGTTCCGGCTCGCTGAAGATCTGCGCGTCTATCTCCACCGGGATCCGATCGACTTTCGCTGTGGGATCAACAGCCTTGCGATCCTGGTCGAGCAGTCGATGGGCCTCAATCCGTTCGAGCGCGCGGCGTTTGCCTTTTGCAACCGGCGCCGGACCCGGATGAAGCTCCTGTTTTTTGATCGCTCAGGCTTTGTATTGGTGCTCAAGGCGCTGACGGAGGACAAGTTCCGATGGCCCCGGCGGGCGGAAACGGTGGTGGCGCTCACCGCCGAGCAATTGCGATGGTTGCTCGACGGGATCGATATTGACGCGATGGTGCCTCATCCGGTGCGGCAATATCAGTTTGTCGGCTGAAGGCGGTTGACGCGGGAGGGGGCTTTCGATTCAAGACTGCGATGGATCGAACCGGCGTCCCCACCATTGAAGAATTGATGGCGCTTCTGGCGACGAAAGCCGCCGAGGTCGCGACATTGGAGGCCGAGAGAGACGCTCTTGCCCGGCGCATCCTGAAGCTTGAGGAAGAACTGGCGCTGGCGCGGTTGCACCGCTTTGCGCCGCGCAGCGAAAAGCGCCTGGATCGTGTCTTCAATGAAGCCGAGCAGGCCGCCCTTGAGGACGATACCGACGAAGGACATGACGATGTCGACGGGCCGGACACCGCCGATCTTCCCGACACGGGATTGTCGGAGGCGAAAAAGCCAGAAGGGAAGAAGCGCGGGCGCAAGGCACTTCCTGCCGACCTGCCGCGCCAGCGCGTCGAATATGACCTCGCCGACGACCAGAAGGTCTGCCCGTGCTGCAGCGAACGGCTGCATCGCATGGGGGAAGTGGTAACCGAGCAGCTTCACATCGAGGTGAAGGCAACGGTCCTTCAGAATGCCCGCGCCAAATATGCATGCCGCAATTGTGACCGCACCGGGATCGCCACGCCGATCGTCCTTGCGCCGATGCCCGCCCAGCCTTTGCCGGGCAGCATTGCCACGGCCTCGACGCTGGCCTTTGCCCTTGTCCACAAATACGTGGATGGCACGCCGCTCTATCGTCTGGCGCAAACCTTCGAGCGCGCAGGGGTACCTGTCAGCCGTGGTGCTCTGGGCCATTGGGTGATCGCCTCGAGCGAGAGGCACCTGCATCGCATCTTTGATACCCTGAAGCTGCGGCTCCAGTCTCAGGAGATCATTCATGGCGACGAGACGACGGTTCAGGTCCTGAAGGAAGAGGGCAAGGCTCCTACCAGCACTTCGTATATGTGGGCCTACCGCAGCAGCGAGAACAGCGAACAGCCGATCGTGCTGCTCGATTATCAACCGGGCCGCGGGCAGGAGCATCCGCAAGCCTTCCTGGGCGACTATCGCGGTATCCTGATGAGTGACGGCTATACGGCCTGGCGCACATTAAAAGGCGTCACGCATCTGGGATGCATGGCCCACGCCAGACGGCGCTTTGCCGACGCCCTCAAGGCGAGGAAGAAACAAGGCGGACCGCCCGCACAGGCGCTCAAGTTCTTCGACCAGCTCTATCGGATCGAAAGA